TCCGCAGACAGTCCTTGGCACAGGCAAGACAGCACTTCTGGCTTGGCGAGATGCAGCGCGGAACGTGATGTCGAACGCTTAGCTGTGGGGCCGGCGCCGGCTTTATGGCGACGGTCCCACACGAGCGTTGTGTTATGCCTTGCGGGTTGAATTTATTTTGAAAAACGTATTGACTTCTTTCTATTGTGGTATATACTAGATTCAACGGTGAGGGAAAGGCCCAAGCCGCAACAGACTGGAGAAAAGATCATGACCACCGAAAACCTGAAGAAGTTTGCCGCCGCCACCAACAACGAACTTTTCGATGCCGATTACAAGGGCGGCGAATGGATGGTTGAAGCGGTTGAAACCCAAGAAACGCTGGAGCAGTGGGAAGAGTCCAGCAAGGGCTGGAACGAGCGCACCGCCATGAAGACCGGCGAAATCGCAGGCTTCCCGTTCCGCGCCTGGAAGAGCGCGCAGGCATTGAAGGGCCAGCCGCGCCAAAGCATGAGCGTTGTGGATCTGGGCGATGTTCGTATCGCGCTGACCGGCACCGACCTGACGAACTTCGAATGAGCGGCGGAAAAAGAGAGGGGGCCGGACGGCCCCCGGCGCCGCCGATGCTCAAGAAGGAACCCATTTCGGTGAAGCTACCGAAATGGTTGATTGAGTGGATGGACGCGCAGCCCGAGAGCCGGGCGGTGCTAATTGAGGACGTCATTTGTAAGCGGCACAAGATCAAGCCGCCTGCCGATGGCGAGGCATAACGCAATAGCTCACGGGAGACCGGAATGAGCGCAGCGAATGGAGGGCTTCCCGTGGAGCGACGGGTTGGGCGACGTGTGTTAGACCCCTGCTGTGGCGGCCGCATGATGTGGATGGACAAACAGAACCCGGACGTGGTGTTCGGCGACAGGCGAAGCGAGACGCTGACAGTCACCGACCGCTCACACGGAAACGCCAGCGGCACTCGGACGCTGCGGATTGAGCCGGACACGCTGATTGACTTCCGGGCGCTTCCGTACCCGGACGGCGCTTTCAAACTCGTGGCGTTCGACCCGCCGCACCTGGTTCGCGCCGGCCCGCGCTCGTGGCTTGCTGCCAAGTACGGGAAGCTCTCGGAGAGCTGGCGCGACGACCTGCGCAAAGGCTTTGCCGAATGCTTCCGCGTGCTGGCCACCGACGGCGTGCTGGTTTTCAAGTGGAACGAAACGCAAGTGAAGGTCGGGGAAGTGCTGGCGCTGACACCAGTGCAGCCACTCTTCGGCCACATTTCAGGGCGCAAAGGGCTGACCCACTGGCTGGTTTTCATGTCGCCCAACGCATGAATTCACAGGCGACCCGCAGCTTTATCGCGGGGCGTCCTGTGGAATGACGGGTTAGCCGGCTACCCGCTACGAAGCCCGCCAGATGATGGAGCGGGAGTTCATCGAAGTAGTGAATTTGCACTAGGGGCAAAGCAATGGAAGAGAAGAAAGACGCCAAGCAGGTCCTCCGCAAGATCATCGCGGAGCAGCTCGGCTGCAGCATCGGCGACATCCAGCCGGAGACCAAGTTCGTGGATAACCTCGGGGCCGACTCCATGGACCTGCTGGAGCTGACCATGGCGGTCGAGGAGGAGTACGACATCATGATCCCGAGTGAGGAGACCGACACCATCACCACGGTCGCCCAGCTGGAAGCGGTGGTCCTCCGGGAGATCGAGCCGCGTGCCGACGGTTGACCTCTCTAACATTGAGGACGCGCCCTTTTAAAACCAGTCCGGGTCGCCTGGTTGGGGCTGCCGGCTCCATTCGGGGACGGGAGCAACAGGCACCGCCGCAATGGTCTTGCCGTGAACTCTCGCCCTCAATACGTTACCGTCGACCGACCTCGCCCGTCTCAGGCTCTCTGCAATCTCCCGAAGTTGGGAAATGTCCCCCTCGTGACAGTTGAACTTGTAAAGGGCCGTGCCGCTCTCTTTGTCCAACGGCAGCAGGCCAGGGAAGACGTCGCCCACTTGGAGCACCGGAAACCGCGCCAAAGCTATGGCATAAGCCGCCGCCTTGAATACCTCCAAATCGACATCAAACAACCTGACTTTCACTTGCACCAATTGCGCTTTAGCCTCGCGCCTGGCCTCCACATTCGGGTCGTCGACCGGGGAGTTGCTGGCTTTAATGCACGCGGAGCACGTCCCGGACTGCACGTAGCGGCTAGAGACGTGCCCATTCTTGCAGGCGACGCCGGTAAAATAAGTTTTTAAGCCGCGCTGGCGGGCTTCTTGGCGGGTTATGATTTCCATGATTTTCTCCGTTAATAGGTTTTAACATCATAGCACAAGCCGTCGCGCTATGTCCTGATGTCGGCTAAAGTAGTACCCCAATTCTACCTGCAACACGTGTTTGTATACGGTGCTGGAATATACGTCCTAATATTAGGATATGTATGTATATCCTATATGTATGATGGTGTACGGTGTTGACAACATATAGAATAGGGGTATAGGGGTAATAAGAGAGTAAACAAAGAGTAAACAAAGGGTTACGTTACACACCCCGAGAAAACCCCGCGTTTACGAATGGGGTAACGCTTGCGCGCCCGCCCGTTGTGGTTGGCAATGTGGGCGTCGTTGAGCTACACTCCGGCGCATGAGTCCTCAAGAATCCCGTTTTGTTTCAGAGTATTGCGTCGACTACAATGCGACGCAGGCCGCTATTCGTGCGGGCTATTCTGAGAAGTCGGCTGGACAGCAGGGTTACGCTCTGTTGAAAAAGCCAGAAATTAAGGCCGCCGTCGCTGAGCATCTGGAAAACTGCCGTGTCAAGAGCGAGATAACGGTCGAAGCCATCCTCCGCCGTTGGTGGGAGATTGCCAACGCGGACGTCAACGAGCTGGTCGAACTTCGCCGGGAATGCTGTCGGCATTGTTACGGCTTTGGCCATCAATACCAATGGACGGAGGCGGAGTACACCCGCGCCGTCGACCTGGCTGTGGAAGCCGGAAAGCCCGCCCCCGACGGAATGGGTGGCTTTGGGTTTGACGCCAACCGGCCGCCGGCCCCTGATTGCCCGGAGTGCCATGGTCAGGGCTGGGAGCGCGCTCATATTCACGACACCCGCAAACTATCCCCGTCCGCGCGCCGGCTGTATGCTGGCCTCCAAAAGACCAAGGACGGCTTTAAGCTCCTGACCCGGGACCAGGACGCGGCGTTGACCAACCTGGCGCGCTATCTCGGGATGTTCGAGGAGAAGCCCAAGAACCCCGGCGCCGACGTGCCGATTGCGGACGCCCTCAAGGCGTTGGCCGATAAACTTCCCGTGTGAGGTTCCAATGCGATTTCAAACCATTCAACTCATGCCGACCCGTGTCCACGTGGCTGTATTTCAAGCCATCGGACACCGCCCGGCGCCCGCCTTGGGCATCCTCATTGACCCGTTGACCGGCCAATGCCGCTTTCTGGAGGTCTCCCGATGACCACGGTCGCCTTTGACGGGGAAAGCGAGGGGTCGACCATGCGGGAGGCCTTGGATAACGCAATCAGGGGGCGACATTGAGCGATTTGGCCCACGCTCAAGACCTGGCGCGCTGGTATCCCCTGACGGAGCACCCAACGCAAACCGCCTTGGTCAATGACAAGGTGCGCTTTAAGGTCGTCCCCGCCGGCCGCCGCTCCGGCAAGACTGAGCGGGCCAAGCGCTTTGTCGTCCGGGAAGCCATGCGGGAGCCGGGCGCCTACTTTCTGGCCGCGCCGACCCGGGACCAAGTGAAGCGGATTTACTGGAATGACCTCAAGCGCCTGGCCTTTTGCTCCGCGCTCCCTGAGAAGCCCCGGGAGACTGAACTTTTAATTCCATTCCCCAACGGGTCGACTATCAGCCTCGTCGGCTTGGACCAGCCACAGCGCATGGAGGGTATCTTGTGGGCCGGCGGCGTCATTGATGAGATTGCGGACGTCCACGACCACGCTTGGGCGGAGAACATAAGCCCGGCCCTGGATACCATCGACCCGCGGCGCCCGGACTATCGGGCATGGTGCTGGCTCATTGGTGTACCGGACGGTCTCAATCATTACTTTGACATGGCGGAATACGCCCGCACGAGTGGCGACCCTGATTGGAAGCTCTACACTTGGAAAAGCTCCGATATCCTCCCGGTCGACGTCATTGAGGCGGCCAAACGCCGCATGAGTCCGCGGCAATACCGCCAGGAATATGAGGCCAGTTTCGAGACCGCGACCGGCCGGGTGTACGAGGACTACGGGCCAGCCAACCAAACCGCCGAAACCATCGGGCCGCATGAACAATTAATGTGGCACCATGACTTTAACTTTACCCCGCTCAGCTCCGGCGTGGGCGTCCGCCGCGGCAATGCCTTTTACATTCTGGACGAGATTGTTTTGCAGTCCGCGGTCGCCCGACAAAGCGCGCTGGAATTCGTGGAGAAGTACAAGAACCATCAAAACAAGACCGTGATTATTTACGGGGATCCGGCCGGCCGCGCTGGGGAAAAGCACGGGCACGCCAGCGATTACACGGAAATGGAGGCGGTATTGCGGGCCAACAGCTGGAAGGTGGAGCGGCGGGTAAAGGCCGCGGCCCCGGCTATCAAGGACAGGCAAAACGCCGTCCGCGCCAAGATCCGCAACGCCGCCGGGGAAACGTCCCTTTTCGTCAATCCTGAGCGTGCCAAGTACGTGCACAAGGGTTTTGCCACGGTCCAAATCAAGAAGGGGTCGACCTTTCTCGAGGAGGATAGCGAATACCAACATATAACCACCGCCGTCGGCTATTGCGTCGACTATGAATGGCCCATCAGATATGATAAGCAAACTCCCGACGCCTCCCCGCTTGCGTCGACCCACCATTGGAAGAGGTAACCAGCATGGCCCGAGAAACCAAAGAGCAACGCTTAGCCCGGATCCACCAAGAGGCCGTGGACGAATTTGACAAGATCCAATACGCCCTCAAGGATGAGCGCTTGCAATGCCTCCAGGACCGCCGCTTTTATTCCATTTCCGGCGCCCAATGGGAGGGGCCGTTGGGGGAGCAATTCGAGAACAAGCCGCGCTTTGAGGTCAACAAAATTCACCTGGCTGTAATCCGGATTATCAACGAGTACCGGAATAACCGCATTACTGTGAATTTCACGAGCAAGGCAGGGGAGGACCAGGAGGCATTGGCGGAGACTTGCGCGGACCTTTACCGAGCTGACGAGCAAGACAGCATTGCGGAGGAGGCGTTGGATAACGGCTTTGAGGAGGCCGTCGGCGGCGGCATTGGCGCTTGGCGCCTCCGGGCCGTATATGAGGACGAGGAGGACGAGGACAGCGACCGCCAGCGTATCCGCATTGAGCCAATCTTTGACGCCGATAGCTCCGTTTTCTTTGACCTCAACGCCAAGCGCCAGGACAAGGCGGACGCGACCCGGTGCTACGTGCTCACGGCAATGCCCCTGGCCACGTACAAGGACGAATACCACGACGACCCGGCTTCGTGGTCCAAGACCATTACCCAGCGGCATTTTGACTGGATGACCCCCGACGTTGTCTATGTTGCGGAACTGTACCGCGTGGAAGACGCGTCGGAATACGTCCATTGGTATCGCAACCAATTGGACGAGGAAAAGAAGGTGCGCGACTCGGACTTCGATGACGACCCGGATATGGAGGAGACCTTGGCGGCCACGGGCTGGCGAGAAGTCCGCCAAAAGAAAATCAAGACCCGCCGGGTCCACAAGTACATTTTGTCGGGCGCCCGCGTGCTCGAGGATTGCGGCATCATCGCCGGTAAGTGCATCCCCATCATTCCGGTCTACGGGAAACGCTGGTTTGTGGATAACGTGGAGCGCTGCATGGGCCACGTGCGTTTGGCCAAGGATGCCCAACGGCTCAAGAATATGCAGCTGTCCAAGCTGGGGGAATATGCGGCTTACTCCGCCATTGAGAAGCCCATTTTTACCCCGGAGCAAATCGCCGGGCATCAAACCATGTGGGCGGAGGACAACGTAAAGAATTACCCGTATCTCCTCGTCAACCAGCTGACGGACCCCAACGGCAACCCGGCCGCCATCGGCCCGCAAAGCTACACCAAGGCGCCGGATATTCCGCCGGCAATGGCCGCTTTGCTGCAGGTTACCGAGCAAGACATGCAGGACGTTTTGGGCAACCAGCAAGCCGGGGAACAGCTCCAGCCCAACATTAGCGGCAAGGCCGTGGAGCTGATCCAAAACAAGCTGGACATGCAAACCTTTATTTATGTCTCCAACATGGCCAAGGCGGTAAAGCGCACCGGGGAGGTGTGGTTATCCATGGCCAAGGACGTGTATGTCGAGGAGGGGCGCAAGATGAAAGCCGTCGGCCCGCAAGGGGAGGTCGACCAAGTGGAAATCATGCGACCCGTGGCGCAAGAGGACGGGTCGACCACGCTTGAAAACGATTTGAGCGACGCGGATTTTGACGTCGCCGT